CACCAATTAACTCGTTTCTATCAATAACATCTGCTGTGTTATTAGTATCATCCATTACTACCTTAAATGCATATAAACCTTGTCTTTGTTGAACACTCTCCAAATATGGATTTACTTGACTTAAGAATGTATTTCTTGTAGCTGATGTATTTTGTTCGAATACCAAATTATCTGCTACTTGAGAAATGTATGATTTAAGTTCAATCAATAATCTTCTAACATTTACTCTATCTAATGCTGTTGATTTAGTTTGTAATGTTTTCTGACCGAATACTACAACTCCTCTTCCTGGGAATGTTGCAATTGGGTTTACTTTACCTGTATATAAATCATCTCTATTTGCTTGAGTTAATTTTCTTTCAGCTTGATTAACATTTCCTAATCCACCTCTATTAATACCTGCTGGTGCGAACCAAGCTTCTGCTGAATTATCATTTGAAGCATAAACACCTGGAATTAATGTTGAAGCTGGAACCCATACTAATTGTCCTGAGTCTGGATCTGTCATCATTAACCAAGGCCAGTATGAAGCTGCATATGAAGTATCTAAACTTGCTGCTGTTCCTACAGTAGCTGTTACTGTTGAAGAGTAATTTTCAAGATCTAATACTATAATAGCATCACCTCTATTTTCAACATTTGAAATTAATGTATTTAAAGGTGTTTTATGATCACTATTAGTATAAACTAACCCTGGAGCTGAAATTACATTAAAGTTATAGTCATCTTTGTTTGCTAATAAATTAAAAGCATCTGTATAATTTCCACCCTTTAATCCTTGAGTATCAGTATTACTAATATCTTGGTAATATTTACCAGTTCCAGTTAAAATAGTTCCAGTAGCTGCTCCAAAAGCACCACTTTGAGCTACAGGAATAAAATCTACATATTGTGTTTTAGCTACACCATCATTATCTAAATAATCAGGAGTTTTTAAGTTTACTGAACTTACTCTTACATATCTAGAAGCATTTGGATAAGAACCAGTAGTTTGTAAATAAATATCAGTTCCTGATCCCATTTTTGTTAATGTTTGATCACCAATAATTCTAGCTATATAGTTAGAAGCTTTAGGATCTAATGATACATTATTAAATGTTTCTAGTACTGATTTTGAATTATTATTATCATCTCCTCTTCTAATTACTACACTAAATACTCCAGATGATGTATTTGGACTAACAATTTCCCATCTAATGTTATCAGCAGAACCACTAGCTAATGAACCTGAAGCTGATTCTGTAGAATCGCTATTCATAATAATACCATCACTTAAAGTTTCCAAAGTAAAAGCACTTCCTGAAGCAATAGCTCCTGCAGTACTACCTGAAATAAATGATGAAGAAGCTGGGCTAAATGAGCCTGAAGCTACTCTAGTTACTAATAATGTATCTCCTCCATTTTGGAAGTAATTGTAAGCTGATATACTAGTTAAGAATGAATATTCATCTGATCCACTAGTAAAGGTACTACCAAAATTAGCTAGATATTCACTATAACTTGTTACTAATGTAGGAATTTCTACTCTACCTTTTACAGTAGGACCTACAAGAGCAGCACCTGCTTGTACAGGTCTTGATGTTATCTGTGACTGATCATTTTCTCTTGCTAATACCCCTGGGGAAATTAATGTTTCTGCCATTTGATTATGTTTTTATAATAAATATGTTAAACTTTCTTAAAAATTTACTCTACCGGTAAAAACTCTTTAGTTTCTAAAGATATGGTTCCTTTCCCATACTTATCTTCTAATTCTTTTACTAAAACTTGCTCTTGTTGTTGGAGAGATTTAAGGGTTGATTTAATGTTTTCTTTCTCTAATTCAAGACTCATTATTTGAACCTCTATATTCCCCGCAACAATGTTTAATTTAGAGAAATTTTCTCTTAATTCACTAATTTTCCCAAATTCCTCTTCAGTTAAAACTTTTTTTTCCATTTTTTTAATTGTTTTGTTTGATTATAAATATTAAACTTTTATTCAAAAATAATAAGTTCTATTAATTACTTCCACTAATTTGTGCCTCTAAAGCTTCTACTTTTTGTTGAAGTTTTT